TCAACATTAAAAGGATTTAAACAAGCAAATATTACATCTGGTTCACTTGATTACATAAATGTAACAGGATTAATGACAGCATCAGGTCTTGAAACAAGTGGTGATGTTATCGCATTTGGTTCATCTGATAGAGAATTGAAAGATGATATACAACCAATTGAAAATCCATTAGAAAAAATGGAAAAGATTGGTGGTTATACATTTGTATGGAACGACAAGCAAAATGTTTATAAAGGAAAAGACATTGGTGTCGTAGCACAAGAAATACAAGAAGTTTTACCTGAAATTGTATCAGGTCGTGCTAATGGATACTTAGGTGTTAAGTATGAAAAGATTGTTCCATTATTGATAGAAAGTATCAAAGAAAACACAAAACAAATAAAAGAATTAAAACAAGAAATCAATGAAATTAAAGAGAAATGTGATTGTTTGAATAAGTAAGTTTATATTTATATATAAGTAATAAAGGAGTTATAATGGCAAAAAAGTCAAAAGAAGTAAAATTCACAAAAAAAGAAATAAATTCATTACAACAATTGAGAAGTAATTATGCAAATGTTGAATTATCTTTGGGTAAGTTAGAGGTTTCTCGTATGCAAACTGAACAACAATTAGATAATATTCAAAACGAAAAACTTCGTTTAGAAACTCAATACACAACATTACAAAGAACTGAATCTCAAATAGTTAGTGAATTAACCGAAAAGTATGGTGTTGGTAATTTAGACATCACTACTGGTAAATTTACACCAGTTAGTTAATTATTTTACCCAATCAACGCATTTTGGGATTTAAGGATTATATTTATAATAGTATAATTATCTACAAGATAGTAAAAATAGGAGAAAGAAAATGGCCGAACGTATAGTAAGCCCTGGTGTTTTCACCAGAGAAAAAGATTTATCTTTCTTACCACAAGGAATAGGCGAAATTGGAGCAGCATTAATCGGACCAACAGATATGGGTCCAGCATTTGTTCCAACTACAATTAGAACTTTAGGTGAGTTTGAGAAAATTTTCGGAAAAGAAAATCAAGATTTTTATGTTCCTTTCACTGCAAAACAATATTTAAAAAGTGCAGGAACCGTAACAATCGTGAGAGTTTTACATTTAGGAGGATATGCAAACGATAGTATCGTATTGAATGTCAGTAGTTCACAAGGACACAAAGTAGCAGCAGTTCTAAAACCTTCAAGAGGCGCATCAGACCCTAACGCATTAGAGTTAGCAGGACCTTTGAGTGCTTCAATAACATCAACATCAGTATCCGCTAGTGACTTTATTTTAGAGTTAGACACTACTAATGACGGAACAAGAGAAAGTGCTTTTCAGTTATCTTTTGATTCAAGTTCAGCGAATTACATTACAAAAGTATTTAGTGAAAATCCACAAGATACAAACCAAAAACTGTATGTTTACTCTAATTTCCAAAATACACAAAATGAGTATTTAGGAACTGGCGTAGACCAAAGTGTAGCTGATGTCGTAACGATACAAAGTGGTTCAGATGAAAACTTTTCATTTGACTTCAAAGTTGCACACACACCAGCACTACAATCACAATTAGTAAATGGAGCAAGAACTTCATTATTTAGAGTCGCTACATTAGCACACGGAACTAACCAAAATACTAAACATCGTATCGGTATATCAAATGTTAAAAGAGCAGTTGATGTGGCCGGTAGTGATTATGGTTCATTTAGTTTACAAGTTATCGTAAATAATCCAGGTCAAAATGATGATGGAATAATTTTAGAAAACTTTGATAACTTAAACCTTGACTCTGATTCTGATAACTATGTGGTTAGACGAATTGGTGATAGATTTATCACGATTGACTCAGACGGAAAATTAACCACAAATGGTGATTATCCAAATGAATCATCTTACATTAGGATAACTGGTCCGACAATCACAAGTGTTTCAACTGAAGCATCTTCATTGAGAACTTTAGAAGCAATACCAGAGGAATTAGTTCCTATGGGATTTGACGCACCATTACAACCACATGCAATTACACTTGGAGTACCAAGTGGTTCAACAATAACATCTGCTTTCCCAAGTGCTTCATATCTTGGAACAACAGGTTCGTTAGCACAGCAAAATGCTCGTGGAACATATGACCAAAATGCATATTATGGATTTGATTTCAATAGTGTTGATAGTCAACAATATTTGGCACCATTACCAACAAGTGCAGCAGTAGGTAACAATGTAACTATGAGTTTGGAAAATGCATTCGGTAACGATGACGCATCAACATTGGGAACAACATACGCTAGTGGAACGCAAAACTTAGCATTAGGAGTTGCAGACCATAGACAATTGAAATTCCAAGTTCCTTTCCAAGGCGGTTTTGATGGTTCAAATCCAGCAGTAGAAAATAAAAAAGGAACAGATATAACATCAACCAATACACAAGGATTTGATTTATCAAGTGCAAGTACGCAAGGTTCGATAGCATATAAACGAGCAATCAATGCAGTATCAAATCCAGATGAATTTGATATCAACTTATTAGCATTGCCAGGTGTTATTCACCAATTACACTCAAATGTGTCAAATCACGCAATTGATAAGGTTGAGGATAGAGCAGATTGTTTCTTTATTTTAGATGGTTCACAATATGGAAGAACAATTCAAGGAGCGATTGACGATGTGAAAACATTAGATACAAACTATGTCGCAACATATTATCCTTGGGTTAAGATTCTTGATGAAAATAAGAACAAGCCTACTTGGGTTCCACCTTCAGTAATTCTACCAGGTGTTTATTCAAACAATGATAGAATTGGACAAGAGTGGTTCGCACCAGCAGGATTGAATCGTGGTGGTTTAACAGATGTATTGGAAGCACAAACAAGACTAACTAATCTGGAAAGAGATGATTTATACGATAATCGTATTAATCCTATCGCAACTTTCCCAGGTCAAGGTGTAGTAGTGTTTGGACAGAAGACACTTCAAGGTAAACCAAGTGCATTAGACAGAATCAATGTAAGAAGATTGTTGATTAACTTGAGAAAGTTCATCGCATCATCTTCAAGATTCTTAGTCTTTGAACAAAACACAACAGCTTTAAGAAACAGATTCCTAAACATAGTGAATCCATATCTTGAAGAAGTTCAAGCAAATTCAGGATTAACAGCGTTTAGGGTGGTAATGGATGATAGTAATAATACTCCAGATGTTGTGGATAGAAACCAATTAGTTGGTCAGATATTCATACAACCAACCAGAACAGCTGAGTTCATAGTCTTAGATTTCGTAGTTCAACCAACTGGAGCAGCATTTCCAGAGTAATTGAATTCTTAATCAGAGAATAAGAAAAACCCCCAAGAAATTGGGGGTTTTTTGTTTGATAAGGACAAAGAAATTCTGCAGATGATTTACTCCAAATCATCAAAGGTTGTTTCTAATATCGTGAAACACTACATAACCCAATTCGGTTCCAAATTATCGTAGTCACCGAAAACCCACGAATTTAATTACTTAGGATAAATAGCAAATGTATCAGCGTATTCAGCTAAAGTATTGTGTTGATTTCTCACAAAGCCATATTGTGGTTTGCTACCACCACGATATTTAATTCTAAAATTACCAGTCATCATCATATTTCTGATAGTTGGGTTATACCTAAATTCCATAGGAATACCCTTGTATAAAGCTTGTTCAAAATAAGGAGCTTCATAATCTTCCAACCTAACAGCTGGTTGATTAGTATTAGCTTCATATAATTCCATAGGATTATGATTATATCTATAATGAGTAATGGTATGAGTTCCATTTTCTACATACTCACCAGCATCATTGTAATACCCATAATGATTTGGTATTTGTCTCGTTACCAAAGCATCTTCATAATTCCTTGTTTCAATTGTTGTATTTTCAGTCATTTCGTTTTCCTTTATCATTATCATAACACTATAATATACAAATACTATTTGTAAATGTCAAGCTTTTTTTTTAATTATTTTCTTCAAAGAGTTCTTCTTCACAATCATCACAAAGGAAAAAGCCGTCTATTTCAACGCCACACTCTTCACATATTATCTCATCAATCATACTATAATATAGTTATTCCTAATGACAAAGTCAAGCTTTTTATTATAAAACTTCAATAAAACTTCTAAAACTATATCATAATTGATACACACTTTTTTTGATTTTGTTATATTTATTACTGAATAGAAAAAATTATAGGAGAATTAAAGTGGCTTTTGCAGACCCAAACGAAATATTTTTTACACCTTTTGAACCTAAGATGAAAAATAGGTTTATTATGGAGATAGACGGAATACCGGCATATCTCGTTAAAACAATGGCAAGGCCATCAATCGCCTTCGATACAGTTACTTTGGACCATATCAATGTAAAACGATATGTAAAAGGTAAAGCATCTTGGCAACCAATTGAAGTAACTTTATATGACCCAATCGTTCCATCAGGAGCACAAGCAGTCAATGAGTGGATTAGACTACACCACGAATCAGTAACAGGTGTTGACGGATACTCATCAGAATATAAAAAAGATATCACTTTCAATCTATTAAGTCCTAATGGAGAAAAGATTGAACAATGGATAATTAAAGGTGCATTTTTAACAGCAGCTAATTTCCAAGATTTAGATTTCGCATCTAATGATGTAGTTGATATAGGTTTAACAATTCAGTATGATTACGCAATACTTGAATTCTAACGGAGAAAATTATGTGGGCAATATTTAAAGATAATAATGAATACAACGAGAAATCAATAATTGGTTTCGGTGCATTTACAGTAATGGTTTTATTTGCATTTGCAGATGTTGTTACTGGACTTATGGGTAAAGATTTAGTTATCAATGATGTAGTATACAATTCATTCCTATTTACTACATTAGGTAGTTTCGGTATCGCAGGTGCAGAAAAAGTTTTAAAAAAATAATAAGTTATTAATTCTTAATTAATCAAGGAGTAAAACAAAATGGCTGAAAATCAGTACGGATTTCCTACTGAAGTTCTATCTTTANCATCACAGGGA